ACAGAACCGCAGGTCTTACACTAAGACGATTAAAACAAGATGTGTTAGATTTACCTGATAAAATCATTACCCCGGTATACCTTAGATTAAAGTCTAAACAATACGAAGATGTAATGGGTGATTATTACAATTGGTATGAGAAGAATCCAGATGAGAGTAAATCATTGACAGTTCAATTCACAAAACTTACTCAAGTACGACAAGTTATTGCTGAAGAGAAAGTTATTCAGACAATTGAATTAGCGGAAAACATAATAGAACAAGGTAAGAAAGTTATCATATTCTGTAATTTTACAAATTCACTTGATAGAATAATTCAACACTTTGGTAAAACAGCAGTAAGACTTGATGGGTCAATGTCAAAACCTGAAAGACAAAACAGTGTCGACAAATTCCAAGAAGATGACAAAGTGAAAGTCTTTGTAGGAAACATAAAAGCTGCGGGTGTAGGTATTACTTTAACTGCAGGAGAAGCGGTAATAATGAACGACCTATCATTTTTACCTTCAGATCATTCACAAGCTGAAGACCGAGCTTACAGATACGGTCAAAAAAATAATGTATTAGTTTACTACCCAATATTTGAAAACACAATAGAAGGTATTATTTACGATATCCTTAATAAGAAAAAACAAGTTATTGCTACGGTTATGGGAGATGTTAAAAATGATGTAGATTTAGTAGAAGAAATTATGAAACAAATTAACCAACGTAGACAATAACGGAACAACGGATTATTTATATGATAATCCAATATTATGAATAAAACAAAAGAAAAGATTATACAACTCGAAAAACAAATACAAGAAAATCACGTAACACATGAAACTGAGTTGTTAATCACAGAAATGAAAAAAATTGGAATAGAGAAACTTCCCTATTCTTATTCAGCCCTCAAAACGTTCATTGATCCAGAAACAATGAACTTCCACTACAACAAACACTATAAGGGCTATGTAGATAAATTAAATGACGCACTATCAAAGAAAAAATACGGAGACCTTGATTTAGAAAAAATTATTAAATCAATTTCAAGGTACGACAAAACAATAAGAAATAATGCAGGCGGAGCATTTAATCACGCGTTGTTTTGGAATATGTTGTCACCAAAACCAATGAAACTTAAAGGTGGTCTTGAAGAAAAAATAAAAAAACAATTCAAGTCCTTTAATAATTTCAAAAAAGAATTCGATACAATTGCCAAGGAAAGATTCGGATCTGGTTGGGTGTGGTTGGTGTTAACCAGTCAGAACAAATTAAAAATCATGTCAACACCTAATCAAGATAACCCTTTAATGAATGTTATCGAAGGTGGTGGATTTCCATTGTTGGGACTTGATTTATGGGAACACGCATATTACCTAAAATACAGAAATAAAAGAGACGAATACATCTCCAACTTTTGGAAAGTTGTGAATTGGGATTTTGTTTCCAAGATGTATGAAATGAAAACAGAGACAAAGTTAGCCGAGTCCATAAAGTTCAAGGCAATTTTATCTGAGGGTAAATCTGAAAAATGTGGTTCTGAATTTGTTGAAGCTGCGAGAGTAATGTTCAATGTTAATCCAAGAATCAAATACGAATATAGCGACGGAATCAACAGAATTTTAAAAGAAGTATTCAGTGAAAATTGGGCTGAAAGGGACAATCAAGGAAACATGCCAGGTATCTACAATTTAGAATCACCAGGTAGATCTGTTTTAAACAAACTTAATACAAACTACAATGTTTTCTGTATATTAATGAACGATCTCAATAGAGTAATTAAATCCATCGATCCAAAAAAACCGTTAATAAGTTTTAGTGATAAAACACCTGCTCAACAATTATCTGAAATAACCAGATTTATCAAAGCGTTAGATCATTTCAAATTTAGAATTTTCGATAAGGATAGTGCAACATTTCAAAACATGATGAGGACTTTAATTGAGACAGATTCTGCTGGAGACAAAAGAGAAGAAATTACTGTTGCAATTATTAACAGATTCTTGGGTGGAAAGTTTGCAGTTAAAACCGGTGAATTAGGTGGTGAAGAAGATATGTTAAAAGGTATTGACGCCAAAATTACCAAAGACGGTAAAACTTATACCGCTCAAATCAAAGGATATAAAGAAAGAATTGACAAGAATGATAATATTATTTTAAAAGGTACAGGTAATGTAAAACATTATAATACTGATTGGTTAATTTTCCAAAAAGGTAAAACCGTTCTTATTTTTAACAAAAAACCAAATATTATTGGAGGAAACTTTGTCTTTCCTAAAGACGGTTTATTGTACGACATAAAATAACTTTTACAAAGTATTTATATTATCATGGCAGTAATCGGAGAACCAGAAAGATCCAGAATCTATACTAGAATCAAACACCAATTAGGTGCGCCACTTCGTAGTGTTGAATTGGAAGACGAAATGTTGGACTCTTTAATGGAGTTATCAATACAAGACTATACGCAATATACTTTGGATTGGTTAATCGAAAGTCAGTGGGTGAACTTGGTTAATCTTAATATGGACGAAAAGTCTGTGGCGAAAGCATTAGTTACAAGAACAATGGATTTCGAAGATCAATTCACTTATGCATATTCTAAAATTGTTGGATTACAAACATCAGGACCTTGGGTTCTAAAAAAAGACTACATTAATTTATCGGCAAACACTCAGAACTATGTAATCCCAAAAGGAAGAGAAGTTAATGAGGTTTTATGGTTTACACCAGCAGAAATGACATCAGGATTATTTAATCCGTGGGGTGGTGGTTTCGCAGGTGCTCCTGGATTAGGTGGTGGATCGGGTTACGCACAAATGGGATACCAAGGATCCTATTTGATGACATCTGGTTTTGATATGTTATTACGTTTACAGGAAGTTAACATATTAAACCGTATCTATGGTGGAGACCTAACATATAGAATTACTGGTTTACCTGATGGAGAAAGATTATTACAACTATACAACGTACCAGGAGGTAGATTCGATTGGGGTACTATCGGATATAACAACTACAGAGTTTGGTATTGGTACTACGATACAGAAGGAAAAGATAGAGACGCATGTCTTAAAGCTAATCCCGATATTATTAAACTACCATCTGATGTTCCTTTAGAAACATTAGAATGGGAAGACCTAAATGTTCCAGCTCAACAATGGGTTAGGAGATGGTTTACTGCATACTCAAAAGAAACTCTAGCGAGAGTTAGAGGAAAGTATAGTGGTAATCTAAAAACTCCTGATTCTGAGATAACCATGGACTATCAAAGCCTACTTACAGAAGCTAAAGACGAGAAAAGTAAACTCGAAGAAGAGTTAAAATTAAGACTTGAACGTTTACGCCCTGAAAAAGTAATGGAAAGAGAGGCTTTGTTAGCGGAAAACTTGAACAAGCAAATGAAGTTCAGAGCGTTTCCAAGACAAATATATGTAATCTAATATGTCAATTATTAAATCAATACCATCACAAAGATTAGTGAATGGAAAAGTATTATTCACATCAGAAGTTTCTTTAGTAACAGGAGAAAACTTTTATCAAACAAACGGAGAAGAATGTATTATAGTTAGAGGATCTGATTCTGCAACTATAAAATTAGACAGTATCTCTACCGATCATGTTGTTGTTAAAGCACTAACACACCTCACAATTATTCCTGATATGGGAAAAATTGATGAGGAGTTTGATGAAATCGTTTGTGATAAGGGTGCATGTATTGAGTTCAGATTCTGTAACGGACATTGGTACATTCTTTCATCTGACGGATTAAAACAATCTTAAACTTTTTCTTTCCAGTTTGGTTCGGCTAATTCATACATATAGTTAGAATCTAACCCTCTTTTTTTCCAATAAGATAATTCACCTTCAGATAAAGTTAAAACTTCTTCTAATGTGTCCTGATCACCTTGTTCAAATGGATGTCCATTAATTAATTCACATTGAACTGTAGTAAAAATACCTCTGTCAACTGGATCTGTAACGATAAGACTATCTCTAACTTCTTGTTTGAATACAACAAGTAACGGTTCAATTCTTTTATTAAATGTTACAACAGCTCTTGGAACATTATAATCACCTGTCAACTCAGCGTTTTTCTCTAAAGTATTTGCGTCTAACATATAACAGTTAACCATCACACCGTCAGTTATTGGTTTTGATTTAGGATTATTAAACAAGTTAACTGCGTTTGTATCTTTAATTTGTTTTACAGTCATTTTCTGAACATCTCCCTGAGAAGCCTTTGTTCCATTATTAACATACATGATAACATCACCAAGGTTAACATTAAGATTATCTTGAATCGCTAATTCCATATGAGCCATTCGAGACATACTATTACCTGATTTTGTTTTAGTATTCAATCTTTTATTATAATCCTCAATAGTTAATTTAACCTTTGCTCGTTGTGCAATTTTAGTTAAAGGGATTTTTTTATCAAAAATCTTCTGTAGGTATTCATAATAATATTCGATGAAAGCTTTACCATCACCTTGTAATAACATCTTAACACCTTTATCTAAAAATTCTTCAATATAGACAGGCAACTTTTTGGACTTAATAGAATTGCCAGTCAACTTTATCTTTCCTTTGGCATCCATAACAGCGTAATTTTTTCTGGCAAGATTTATACATGACGGCCACACCCCATCGGTATCAAGAGCCATCTCACCTCTCATAAAGATATCATTATACTCCGCAACATCAGCCTCAGGTCCATAATATTCTTTACCCAACGTAACTTTCCAATTTAATCCACGACCAACATAAACTCGGTCCTTAGCATCATCAGGAGTAGAGAAGTTCACACCATCCGTATCCATCACCAACGGAACATAACCCTTAGTCATAAAGAATTTAATCATTTGACGAAGATATTGTCTACCCGTACAAGTGATTTGTTCTCCCATAAACATGTCACCCCACGCATAAACCTGGGGAGCGGATAACGCACCAAACATCGAGTTGATGAAGATTTTAATCGGTAATTGTTTATTACCGTATGATTCAGATTTCTTACGATCTGTTTCATAATATTGTTCTGCAAGTTGTTTGTATTTGATACGGGTGTCTCTGAAATACTTTAACATACCTTTCATCGCACCTGTTACATCACATTCAGGAAATACATCATGTACAAGTTGAATAGAGGGGTATAGAGACGAGAAATCGAGTTTAAGTACGTTCTTACTATAACCAACCTTAAGTAGTCGAGAAAGACCTCCTACGAAGTCTGTCTTGGATTCTTTTGCAGGTATTGCAAGTCCATGTTTGTGAGACCAAGCTAACATCAACATTTTCCATAATGTTGCGGTACCCATTGTAGATACTCTTTCATAAGTTGTTGGAATCATTGCCGCAAGTAAGAATGAACCTTGATTAAATTCTTGATCAACTTTTAATGTCTCATCTAAGTCATCGTCAAGATACATCTCAACCAATTTGTCACCAGTAATTTTTTTGTATACCCCAGGAAACTTTATATCTAAATCTTGGTACTCGGTCGCCTTCTTGTAATTACCGTTTTGTGTATTCAACCAAAATTCTTCTTTGTTGGTATACATCTTACCGATATTCAAGTGATCAATGTATACACGATCAGGCGCCTCAGCGTTGATGAACTTAGTGATATACTTCAAACCCGCAGCTTTGATACTTGAGTTAATTGCTTGAGCTCTTCGA